TGGTTTTAAAGAAATAACTGATGGTACATTAATTGTAGGTGATGTTTTATTGATGGAAGGTATGTATAAAAAGTTAAACCATGTAGCTGTGTATATAGGAGACAACACAATTCTGCATCATAGTATTGGTAAATTAAGTTGTAGAGAATTATATGGTTTAGAATATCAACAGCTAACAAAGAAAATATATAGATATGCTTACTAGAAAGTTAAAAGTCTACGGATTACTAAGAAATTTTTGCGGACAGTCTTATTTTGATGTTGCTGTAAACAATCCACAACAGGCAATAAGCTTTCTAAAAGCTAATTTTCCAGGGCTTGAAAAGCATATGGCTAATCAAATGTATAAGGTAAAGATAAATGGTAGAGATATTGATGATATGTCTTTAAATGTAGTCGGTGATATTCAGGTAATTCCAGTAGTTATCGGTGCAGGTAATACTTTTAAAAAAATAGCTACATTCGTTGTAGGTGCTGTAGTTTATTACTATTCTGGAGGATTTGCTGCTTTAGGTTTTGGGTCGGTTCCTCAACTAACAACAGCGTTAGTTACTAAATACGCTACGTTAGCAAGCACAGTGCAACTTATCGGAGCCAGTTTAATGTTTAGAGGGGCTGCTGGATTATTGGGCGGTGCAGATGACTACGGGGGTCCTTCAAATTTTTCTGACACTGATCCCAATTTAAGAGCTTCTTATTCTTTTTCTAGTATAAATAATGTGGCAACTGCTGGAACTCCAATACCTATCTGTTATGGTGAAATTTTAACTGGGTCGATTATTATTTCATCAGGTATTGATTCTTTACAAGTTAGAAAAGAAATTAATACTGAGACTACTACGGAGTTTTAAAGCAAATGGTAAAAATTGTTGGAGATCAGTTTCTTGGTAGGCAAAATATAAAGAGAGTTGATTCCAATTTAAAACAAGATGACATAAAAAGTATTCAGTTTGCACAAATTGTAGATTTGTTATGTCATGGCGAAATTCAAGGAATTAAAGATGGAAATTTTAATGAAAGTGTATCCAAAGCTTACGAACAGAATATATTTTTAGATGACACTAAAATACAAACATTAAATGGTTTTCAGAATTTTTCTGATGTTAAAACAGACGTTAGGATAGGCACTGCTGACCAACCAGTTTTAGAACTAATAACCGCAACAGAGAATACAACGCCAGTAAACAGAGAGGTAGACAGATCTCCTCTCAATGCTGCGATAACAGGCGTTTATCTTACAAATGGTACGTCAGATCCCCAAGATACACTTAACAGTAATGGTGATGACTCAGGATATAGATTACAAGGCACTCTTAATAGAAGCAATATCGAATTACCGGGAAAAACAATTATTTTTATATATTCAAACTCTTCTCATCAGTTTAAAGTAAATGAATTTGTTAATTTTCAAAATTCAAATATTGCGTCTAGTAATTCAGTAACGAGAGTAACAAGGAGGGGAGTAGTAACAAAAAGCGGTTTAACAGATGGAAAATTTATTTTTATCGAACTAACGGACGATATGGAGTTTTCCACATCTACTGACGAAGCGATTACTGATCCAAGGCCAGGTACAGCAGTAACAACTGTAGGAACTGCCGTTACCACAACAAGTATTTCTTCTTCTGCTGCTGCCTTTGATAAACTAAGAGTTACATTACAATTTCCAGATTTAAGTAAAACAACACAAGAAGGGAAAATAGTTTCTGAAACTGCCAAGTTTGGAATACAGATTTTAGATAATAACGGTACAACATATTTTCCAGTTATAGATGAAAAGGTTACAGGTATTGCAGTAAGAGGTTACACAAGAGATTTTGAAATGAGTTTTAAGGCAGCAGTAAGGGGATCTTTTAGAGCACCACAAGATACATATGCAGGAAAATTTAGGTTTACTTTTCTTGAGGAAAATTTTACTAATTCTTTTCAAGTAGGTAACAATTTAACGTTTACCTTTGATGATGGTCCTTTGCAGGGACAGAGATTTACAGCATCTATATTAACACTAGATCAAATTTTTGACGGAAGTGCTGATAGAGTAAAACAGACAATCGTACAAACAAATTTAGATATATCAAATTTAGACGTAACTAATGATGAGGTATATATAGGTGCCAATTCAGCTGGTAATTTTGCTGAAGGTCGTAAACCGTTTAGTATAACTATTAGTAATGTACTAAGTAACTTTCCTCTAACAATTAAAGTTACTAGAAATATGTTTGATGAAACAGATGTAAGATTTAGAAATCAAATTGTTTTTCAATCATTTACGGAGATAAAAACTGAAACAAGACCGTATAATAATTTTGCTTTAGTTGGTCTTAGATTTAATGCTGAACAATTTGGAAAATATCCTACTAGAAAATATTTAGTTCAAGGTACAAAAATAAAAATACCAGCAGCGGATACTAATGGTAACACTCCTGTAGTTGTAAGGGATCAAGCTCAAGCTAATACATTAAATTTAGGAGATTTAAAAAATTTTAACTTTATACACTACCCATCGAATTATGTTTTTAATGGCACGTTAACAACAACAAAATTTTTTACAAACGATCCAGCCTGGATTTTGTACGACTTATTAACAACTGATAAGGGTTTTGGACAACAGATTAAAGAAGATGGCCTAGATGTTTTTAGTTTTTATGAAGCGTCAAGATATTCTTCAACTTTGATAACCTTATCTGACGATACAAAGGAACCTAGATTTTCATGTAATGCAGTTTTGAATAAGCAAAAAGATGCTTACGAAACTATTAGAGATTTTTGTTCAGCGATGAACGCTGTTCCGTTTTATTCTGTAGGTTCTTTAAAGATTTCTCAAGATAGACCAACAGATCCAAGTTATATTTTTAATCTTAGTAACGTTTCTGAAGCTGGTTTTGTTTATAACAGTACTGCACAAAAAACTAAATTTACACAGTGTACTGTTTCTTATTTTGATAATGAAGTACAGGATCTACAAGTTGAAAATGTATCTTTAAAAGACCTGCATACAAATTTAACTAATGTAGAAAATGCTTTTGGTTTAGTTGTTAAAAACTTAAAAACATTTGGTTGTACATCAAGAACACAAGCAATAAGAGCAGCCAAGTGGTTTTTACTTACACAGTTTTTAGAGGGTGAGACTGTAAGTTTTTCTATAACTGTTGAATCTGGAGTTATTTTAAGACCAGGGCAAGTAGTTGCAATTCAAGATCCTTTAAAAATGGGTGATAGAAGAGGAGGACGTATTGTTTCAGCAACTACAGATAGTAATTCAACTGTAATAACAGTAGATGATGTAGATAATACAAACATTGGTACGACAACAGGCTCCGATGTTTTGTTGTCAGTTATTCTCAGTACAGCAGACACAGGTTCTGATAATAGAAAGAATCTACAAACAGCAGAAAAATATATTGAGACAAAAGAAGTTGAAGGAATTAATTTAGCTAATAAAACTATTACTACATCACCATTTAGAGTTAATCCGAAAAATAATTCTGTTTTTGTCTTAGATAGACAATCTTCAAATGTATCAGTTTTACCTAAGTATCGGGTTATAGGAATAGCTGAAGATAAAAATGCAGCTACATATAGTGTTACGGCTGTTTTATATAATGAAAATATTTATAGTTTAGTAGAAGATGTTGATAACACAGTTGAAGATGTACCAAAAGAATTAATAAAAATCCCCGAACCACCCAAAAATTTAAATGCTATTGAAAGTATCATATTACAAAATAATAGAGCAACAGTTCTCATAAATGTTGCTTGGCAACCAATATCAGGAGTGAAGGAATATCTACTTGAGTATCAAGTTGATGGAGTCGATAATATTCAAAGAATAAGAACTTCGCAAATAAGTTACGATATTTTTAATGCACAGGCAGGTTTATATAGTTTTGCCGTTAGATCAATTAATGCGTTGGGTCAACAAGGTAATCAAACTATAGAGTTTACAAAAACTTTTTTAGGAAAAACAAAAGCACCCGATCCTGTCCAGAGTTTAACAATGGAGGTTATAAACGATGAGAATATGTTACTTAAATTTGATAAATCAACTGAAGCTGATGTTACTCATGGTGGAAATGTAATGTATCACTATGACAGTAAAACAGATGGTTCTGGCACTTTTAACCCAACTAAAACAGACTCTTTTGACGGAAATTCTACACAGATAGTCGTTCCAAAATTAGAAGGTGAACATATGTTGAAGTTTAGAGATGATGGAGGAAGGGATAGTCTTACCGCAACATCAATAATAATAAATTCAAATGCAGGATCAAATCCAGATTATTTATTTATTGAAGAGACACCAACAGCAACAGTAAAACAGATACTTGAGCATAATACCAGCCCTAAATTCAATGGATTTAAGTTTAATACTTCTTATAATTCAACATTAGATGCACTTATATTAGATAGTACTACAATTACAGTTGGAGAAAATAGTGTAACTGCTGTAAAAACTAGCGGTTCTTATCTGTTTGACGGGATATTGGATTTAAAAGCTTCTGCAACTGTAAAGTTAGAAAAGCTTTTTTCTGCTATAGGATTTCTACCAAGTAATCTATGGGACGCCAGATTAGGAAATGTAGATACTTTTAGATCATGGGA